ACACGAAACTATGTTGGCATCTCAGACACCGCGCGAACGGGCTATTATATCCGTACTAATGGTATTGTTTCGGAAACAAGAAAAGCCGCGAATACTAAGCGGGGAAGTTGTGGTATCGAATTGGATGTGCGTGTTCCACTTAAATTAGTTTTTTGGCATGTTTGTGCTGACCCGCGTATGCTTTTAGATAGCGTTAAATTTGCGCTGTACGGTGCTAACTTTAAAGGCGTTCAATGGCAATATGCAATAGTTAACCCGCGTTTGTTCCCTGTATCAAATGAAGTATTGCCGTGGACCGTTTACGCAGCTGAAACAGGCAAAGACCCGAAAACGCTGTTAAGCCTAATGCAAATAATTAGCTTAGATTTTGAATTACGTTATGATTTTAGCCTAACTGAGAAATGTAAGCCGTTTGCGATATGTGAAGTTATAAATAAGCCGATACCCGAACCTATAATAGGATTACGACCAGTTAACACAATAGCACCTGTTATAAATGGTGCTGCCATCGTTAATGCTAAAATAGATGTTATTGATAATGGAACTTGGACTGGAGATTTGCCTATTACTTACACTTACCAATGGCAAAGAAACGGAATTGACATTATAGGTCAAACAAATAGTCAGTATTTAACAGTATTAGAAGATTTAGGAAAAAAAATAACATGCGTAGTAACAGCTACTAATATAGCAGGCTCAGCCAGCGCAATAAGTAATAGTATAACAATTTTATAAAGATTCACTATGCCGCCAAGTTTCGCTACCTTAGGCACATTAGTAGGGGGTTGGAATCAATACCCCCTTTTTTAGAAAAAATTAAACTTTAAATATATGCCTTGTTGTAATTGTTGTGAAAAAACCTTAAATTTGGGCTGTCTTAATGCTTGTAATGCTGTTTATGATACGGGCATTGTTGTAGATGCACTAACTGAGGGCACTTGGGTTTTAGAATTGACTTTTGGTTCTGTAAGTATTTATTATAGTGTTGATGTTGAAGATGGCGAAACGGTAATATTTACACTTACAAACTTAAACGAAAGTTACACATACCAAGGACAAATAATTGACCCTAACGGCGAAATTGTTACACTTGAAGTTAACGGCATTGAATATGATTGTATTGAATTTAGCACTAAAATAATAATAAACCAATGATAGATATTGTAAAACTCGCGAATGGCAATGTAGCTATTTATGATTCGACTTCGGGCGATTTTATTAACAGCCTTAGCCCCGATATAGTTGAAATTGAATGCAACGTAAACGGCAGCGTTAAAGTTGTTCAAGATAATGGAAGCGTTGAATATATTGACCCTACAAACGTAGCAAATACCGAAGTAGTACCTGCGGCACCAATTGCGTTTTCAGGTACATGCGCCGACTTAGCACAATTGTTAAGTACTGATTTTTTTTTTGTAGTTAGCGGCGGCAGCGGTCCAATACCTGATTTAGCTACTGTTTTAGCTGCGGGCGATTCTGCAGGTAGTTTAGATATTACTGATTTAAACTTATTGGATTTTGACACGGCTACAACTTCAACGGCTGGTGCTGGTCAAATGGCATGGAATAATACCGATGGTACTGTAGACCTTGGTATGCAAGGCGGTTTAAAAAATAAGTTAGGACATCAACTTTTTGTTAAGGCAAGAAATAACAGCGGTTCTTTAATTACTAAAGGCAGCGTTGTTAAAGTTGTTGGCGTTGCAGGTGGTTTTATAGGTATAAATTTAGCACAGGCAAATAGTGTAGCAAATAGTGAAACTGCATTTGGTATTGTAGCCGAAGATATTGCAGATGCTTCTAATGGTTTTGTAGGCATAAACGGCATTATTCACGGCTTAAATACAAATGCCTTTACTGAAGGTGATATTTTATATTTAAGTACATCAACACCAGGCGCAATAACAAATGTTAAGCCTTCATCACCAAATTACATTGTAGTTATTGGCTATGTAGCTAAGAAAAGCGCAACTGATGGGCATATTTTATTGCACGTTCAAAATGATACAAGACAAGCTGTAGAAATTCAGTTAGCTGCAAGTGATGAAACTACAGCACTAACAACAGGAACGGCAAAGGTTACATTTAGAATGCCTCACGCTATGACCTTAACGGCTGTTCGTGCTTCGCTTACAACTGCTCAGGCTTCAGGTTCAATCTTTACGGTTGACATAAATCAAAGCGGTTCATCTGTTTTAGGTACTAAGCTGACCATTGACAATACAGAAAAAACAAGCGTAACGGCTGCAACGGCTGCAACTATTACAACTTCGGCACTTACCGATGATGCGGAAATTACTATCGACATTGACCAAATTGGTAACGGTACTGCAACAGGTTTAAAAATTACACTAATCGGAACAAGATGATAATAAATCCATACGCTTTCGGGCAAAGTTACGACCCTGATGCACAGGCATTCTTCACAGCATCAGGCTTAACAGGTGCGACAAATTTAACAGCCATCAATAATTTAGTTGTGGCTTTGAAAGGTTTTGGCATTTGGACAAAGATGAAAGCTATTTACCCGATTATCGGCGGTACTGCTGCATTGCATAAATGGAACTTGAAAGACCCGAGAGATTTAGATGCGGCTTTTAGGTTGGTGTTTAATGGAGGATGGACGCATTCAAGTACAGGTGCGTTGCCTAATGGAACCAATGGTTGGGCAAATACTTTTTTAAGCCCTTCGACATCTCTAACAAATAATAATACACACATAAGTTATTATTCAAGGACAAATACATTAGGTCCAAATAAGGGTTTATTAGGCGCTTCAGTTGGTGGTTCATTTATACCTTTGTATACAATTTACGGCAGGTCGGGCAGTAATGTATTTTTTATGGACTCATACAATTACAACACAAACAGAAATCAAGGAGCTGAACCAACAGGTCAATCTTTTTTATTAAGTACAAGGATATCAAGTACATCGTTTAAATCTTTTAGAAATGCTTCATTAGTTGCAACAAGTCCAAATACCAACGCAGATAACGTAACGGGTATAAATTTTCCTATTTCGATAGGTGGTTTAAATTTAGGCGGTGCCGTTAGTCAATTTAGCGATTTTCAATGCGCTTTTTCTTCCATCGGTGACGGACTTACAGATACCGAAGCCGCAAACTTTTACACAGCCGTACAAGCATTTAACACAACTTTAAGCCGCCAAGTATGACACAAGTAGGACTATTGACAGAAACACAAAAGGATAGCTTAGTCGGTCAGCTTTACGATGAAGACAGCTATTTTAACCCTATTCAAGATGATTTCGACAATTGGATTATTAGCGTTGAAGAAATGGAATTTTGCGTTAATCCTGAGTTTGCTTGGGTAAAAGATTTGCCGCTCATAGACTATAAACCAAAACCATCACCGCCATTCCCACCAATGTAATGATATCACTACTAATACTTATACCCATCGCAGCCTGTGCAATAGTGTTTTTACATTACTGCATAGGTTCGCCGATTCAGGGCGAATATTATACAGGGCGTATATTTTCCGCTTATGGCGCTTTTATTTCTAAACGTTACTTAGACTTTGAAACAAAAGAAAAAAACCGCGTGTGGGCTAAATACAACGCTTGGAAAATAAAACGCGATGTATATTTAAACGGTCAACTTGAAAATAAAACCGCTGAAGAATCAGATGTGATTTACAAAGACTATTTGCAGCAAGTTGAACACGTTTATAACGATACTGAAAATAATATGAAAAATAACCCTTGGTCTATGGCGGGCGCTTGTCCTATTTGCTTTGGAACTTGGGTTGCACTATTTACATTTACGTTCTTTGTCATTTTCGTACCGCTGCCCTGGTGGTTTATCTTTATAGGTACGCCAGCGGCTGTTATTGTTTCACGCTATATTAAACTCAGTTAATGGATTCCCTAACAATTACCTCTGATTCTTTGCGATTAGCATCCGATTCCCTAAATTTTTTCATGAAGGTGCTACCCGAAATTAAAATGCAGCTTTGTATTTTAAAACCTTTAATTATCTGTCTTAGCTTCATGCTATTGATTGACTTTTTAACAGGCGTTCGAAAAGCTAAAGCATTGGGCGAAAAAATACAATCGAGGGGTTTTAGAAGGACCATATCTAAAATGAATGATTATTGTTTAGCAATTATAAGTAGTCAAGTTTTTACCTGGATGCTTGACTTAGAATTTACGTTATCATATTACGTTGCACTTTTTGTTTGTGGCATTGAATTAAAATCTATCTTTGAGAACGTTTCACAAACTACGGGCGTTGACATTATCGGTTACTTTAAAGGCTTTATTCCTAACCCTAAAGATATGCTAAAAAAACCTGCAAGTGATAAACCTGCAGGCGAATAATTTACTGTTTTGCTCTTTTGTTTTCATGTGTTCTCAGACCGTTGCGTAGTGATATGCAGCGGTTTTTCTGTTTGTGCTAACTTATGAAAGTTTCTAAGCCAAAGTTCATTTATAATTATATAGCCGTTGTTATAAAACATTTTGTTTTCGCCAGCTTCAAATAGTTGGCGTTCGAATGTTTCCTCAAATGTCGGTAAATCTGTCATTTCTTCGCTATTAGTATTTGATGTGTTTCAAATTTTATTAAGGCTGCAACCTGTACTACTTTGTTATGCTTAAAATAATAATCGGCATCGTGTTCTATATCATTGACTACAACCGTATTTCTATCCCATAGCGCAAACTCACAATGAAGCCTAAAGCGGTCATTCATTTGCGAATGAAATAGAAATAACGGTATATAATCATTTGTTTTAGGTAGCTGCCTTATTAGGTCAAAATTTACGCATTTGTAATGGTTGCAATAAACAGCCCAAACAGACAAATCAGTAGGTATCATGCGCTGAATATCACCCATGCCAACGCCCAAAGTTCTGTTATGAAATTCGCTTGTATCCTGATTAGGAAACATTTTATTCACCGCTTTCGCTACGCAGTTCATTTTGTGATTTATTAAACGCTACATAAGTTAATTTTTTGCATTCATCTAAATACCATTCTATTTGAGATTCAGGTAATGTTATTGCCATCGCTATCAATTCAGCAACCGCGCCAACGTTCTCATAAGATGTTGTATTTAATAGTTCGCGTTCATCTGGATTCGCAGCCTTTTCAAACGTATTAACAAATAGGTTTATTGCTGTATGCAAATCTAAGAAACGCTTTTTCATTTCAAACTTTAGCTTATTAGGTTCAAACTGCGCTATTGCATATTTTGCAGTTTTTAGCGAGCCTAACAATAACCAAATGTTTTGGGTTAATTCGTTTACTTTTTGCTCACCAACTTTAGCAATTAGTGCCGCTTTTTTTTCTTCATTAGTCATGTCCTTTCAGTTTGTTTTCAAGTTCTTTAATTTTATCTGTATAAATGTCAATTCTTAATTCTATAACTTCATCATAAGGTTCGGAATTTTGAATCCATAACAAAGCATCTAAATAGCCTTTTTTGTATTCCAAAATTCGCTTTAAACGGTGTTTTTCTGTTTGTGTCATATCTTTAGTTTAGAAGACCAATTAGCGATGTTATACGCAGGGATTTTAATTGATTCCAAATACTTAGGAACATCAAAACTTGGACATGCTTTATTCTGCACTTGGTTGTGCCCTGCAATTATAATTTTAGGATTATGCTTTACAATGTCGTGAACGTAGTTATACATTGTAAGTAATTGCCCAGGTGTGCGCGTATCTTTAGGCATTCGCATGTCGGCAGTCATGCCACCAATATAACAAACGTGGCGGGCATTTCTATTTAGTAGCGTTGTACCTAATACGCCCCATGTTTGTTCCCATTCGTTTATAAGATTATCTTCATTATATTTCCAAATGTTTACA